GATCGGTAAGCGCCTGCTTTATTACGATTCCGATGGAAACCTTGACGAGATTTTAATCGAGAACGGACGGTTCGCCGGATTCAAGGCCGGCCCGAAGCGGGTGACGTGATGAGCCACCAATTCATAAAACCATCAACGATCCGGAAATATTTAAATTCTAAGGGGAAACGTATTTCCGCCTCCGTTATCGTTCTCATTGATGATATGGTGCGCTTAAAATTAGACGAAATGGTTGTCACGCATAATGGGGGCCGGAAGACTGTTGATGTCGAAGTCGCGGCATACTGCGGTATTGTCAAACGAGGGGCTAAACGTTTTCGGCCGTCTGACGAGGGGTTAGGCGGCTGAAGTAACAAGCAAAAATTCCCGGCTGGTGCCATCCCTTTGACACCAGCCGGGGCTCTTTAAAAAGAGTTTACGCGTTCGCCAATACGTCCTAGGATCGTAAACTTCTTCGATTTGACGATTTCAGCCTGAAGCCCATATAGGGCATCCGGTTGTCCGTCAGAGTCGCCCGTATTTCATCGGTACGGGCGGCTCTAATTTTATCGCAGGAGCCTTATGCGTATGAAACGTAACGACACCGCAGAGACCGAACGAACGCTTTCTGAAATCCTAACCAAGACCAACGGGCCACCTCTTGAGCCTATCGGCTTAATCAACGAAAAAAAGGAGTGCGGATTCGTCGCAAACTTTGACGAAATAAAAGTGGCGATCCCGCGAATGAAAATGATTAAAGAGAATGAAATTAGGGTAAACGTTCCGAAGACGGCCGTTACGGCGAGCCAGAAGGCGGTGGCTATTTTCCGGCCATGGTTCGAGGGGCTGGATCACGAGCGGGCGGCGATTATCACACTCGACGCAAAAAGTAATTTTATCAATCTTTGGTGGGTTGGTATGGGCGGACAGGATCATGTTGATATAGACGTCTCTCTTTTGTTTTCGCGCGTCCTCGCGGCCGACAATGCGAGGTCGTTTATTGTTTGCCATAACCATCTAGACGAAGACACCGATCCGAGCAAAGAGGATCTTGATGTATTCGACCATATCAACCAAGGCGCGAAATATTTAAATAGGCCGATGCGGGATTTCATGATCGTCGGCTCCGGCGATTCGTACTATTCGCACCGCGAGCAGACATATGACATCTAACTATCAGCCATCGCGATGGAACTAATAATGAACGACGTCGCCTATAATTTGTCGACTGACATGCTCACATATAGTACGATTTCACCCGTGCCGACCATTGACGCGCATAGACATCCTGTCGGCGTAAAGGTGCTATTTTTAACAATGAGAAAAGACGTTAAAAACGTAAAAGACGTTATCGATCAAGATGAACGATTCGCCACAAGCTACCGGGCCACCAGCGATAAGTACGAGCTTCTCGCCAGGATGGCATACGACACCGGACATGATTCGATTCAGCGCATTATGGATTCACTTATCTTCAAACGCGCTTGGCGAACAGAGCTTGAGCGCCGCCGGGCGGCGCATCGGAAACTCGGACATGCCGACATCGTTTTTTATCATCCGGCGGTCCAGAAACGATTAGGTCGAAAGGACGTTCGCCTTGGCCCTGGCCGTCGTATCGAGGACGTGGCGGGTTGATTGGTCTCTGTCATTGGCCGGATAAGTCATAGCGTCCTCGGTTGGCATTCCGGCCCTATCATCGCTGTCGGTCGGATCGCGCCATTGGAAAAAAAGAATCATCCGTATGACTTTTCGAATCAATACGCCGGAGGGAAAAGCAACGCGCGAGCGCTTATATAAAAGCCGACAAAAAACATCATTTTCGATATGTGTCGCCATTATTACATTCATCGCGTTTGTGATTTTGTATCTCCTGATAGAGTTTGCGGAGCCGCTGTTTTTGATTAAATAGGCCCATGACGAAAAGGAGTAACCCGGACGCGCCCCGAAGACCTCTGAGCGCCGTGGCACGGTCGATTGACGGAACAGAGGTCGTGATTATCGAAGATAAAAAGCTACGCGGTTCGAAAGAAGGGTGGACGACGAAAGATTCAAACGAAATCCATGTATCCCCGGCGATGTTTAAGCTCCTACAATCGGATTGGGACACGATGTCAAAATCGCTTAAAGTAAAAACGGTTCAGAAGAAATAAGAAACTCTTTTTTGTTTTCTGTTCGAGGCGCGAAAAAAATAAGCGGAGGATTCATTTTTGATGAAAAGTTACTGCCCGAACTGTGTAACTGAATCCGTTCATGGTTTCATTTGTTCGAAATGCAAAACCGATTTTCACACAGGACCACTCCTCCCAGGAGCCCGCCGTAAATCAAAATCTCTTGTTCTCCCCTCTGTCGAAGAAGCGCTTCCGAATCGCATCGCCGTTATGCTCCGGGCAAAAAATAAAAAACGGAAATGTCGCATCCGAATCAAGGAGTGATCGACGGTAACAATCGCCGGAATCGCCGCCCTTAAAAAAAAGAAAGAAAATGGAAAAGACCGATGCCGGTAAAACGGAAGCCGAAAAAGCCTTTAGTAAAACGGCGGTCCTTTTAAAAGCAGTAATGCATCTCAGGGATTGTGACAAGCGCTTTGACACACAGGCGGATTGCCCCGATTGCGGCACCGCTCAGGAGGCGATGGTCAGGGCGCAACCATGAGCGGATACACGACTACGACAATTGTTTTATTGGTGCTTGTTGTATTGGGCGGATGTTCCCTCCCCTGTACGTATCACGGCAAGCCGGTCCCTCGCGAAGACGCTGAGCGTATGAGGGCCATCGGCTTGGCAATTGATTGTCCGTAACCAAACAACAGTCAATGAAACTTTACCGAGTAGAAAAAAACATTCCGATCCCACCGAGACGAAGTAACGCGGAGTCCAAGTGGGGTAAATTGGCGAATCAAATGATGAATGGAAACAGCACCGTCGTTAGATCGGATAGAGAAGCAAAGGCGCTCGCATTCGTCATACGATCCAGGGGTAGTGAGACGACAGTAAGGCGCATCGACGGCGATCATGTACGCGTGTGGAAACGTTGATCCGCCCTGGTCCAACGGTAAGACGCTCGGCTCTGAACCGAGTAATCGTGGTTCGAGTCCACGGGGCGGAGTAAGGAGGTAAATCTATGGGCGATCCATCTGAAAAATATTATGTACCGCCGGAAGTTCCCATATCTCGTTATTATGTGACGCAGAAAGATGAGATTTCATCTTCTCGGCGGGCGTGCGATGTGTGTCCAAAAGAGGCCGCGGTCGAATACATTCTCGAAAACGACGCGGGTGGAGATATTCAATACGCGTATCGATGCGGTGAACATGAATCTAACGATGACGGTATTGAAAACGATTGGAGGAAATACAAATGAAAATCATTAAGGTTGGGATGCTTGTTGGCAGCTTGTTATTGACATGTGAATTAACATCTCATGCGGTTGAAGATCGAGTCATTGACGCAACGAAAGCGCCGACGTTCTTTGTGTATCAGGACGCCGGGTCGAAGTTTAATCATTTCATTCCGTCGGGGTATATGGGCGATTATGGGGATATCCGTATCAACCAGGCCCACAAGGACGGATGCGTTTCGGGAACGTGCATGGAAGTCAAATACTCATGCGAACGCAAGCAGGGGGCCGGATGGGCGGGTGTGTATTGGCAAACGCCGGCCAACAATTGGGGGAACAAGCCCGGTGGTTTTAATCTTGGCAAAAGATCCAAGCTTGTCTTTAAGGCCAAGGGCGCAAAGGGGAAAGAGTGGATCGACAAGTTTATGATCGGCGGAATCACGAGCGCGGAATACAACGGCGATTCTGATGAACGCTACATCGACCGGATCGAGTTAACGACCGAGTGGAAGGAATACGAAATCGACCTTAAGAGCGCGGACCTGTCAAAGATTATCGGCGGGTTCGGGTGGGCGGCGGCTGCCGACTACAATGATGGTGGGATCGTCTTTTATCTCGACGACATAAAACTCGTTCAGTAGTCAGACGATAGGGGGACAGCTAATGTCAAATTACAAGATCGTTAGAACATATTCAGCGGGTGTATTTGCCGGCGAGATCGAATCTAGGAATGGGCGCGAAGTCGTCATGAGGAATGCGCGTCGCCTATGGTATTGGTCGGGAGCGGCATCGTTAAGTCAATTGGCGGTAGACGGTACAAAAGACCCGAAGGCGTGCAAATTCCCGGTTCCTGTTTCCCGTATAGAATTGTTGGAGGCAATCGAAATACTGGACGTGACAGATCAAGCAAGAGCATCCATAGAAGGGGTTCCAGTGTGGGAGATGTAATACTAGGCTCCGGCTTCGGCGACGGCTCCGGCTCCGGCTTCGGCGGCGACGGCTTCGGCTTCGGCGACGGCTCCGGCTCCGGCTTCGGCGGCGACGGCTTCGGCTTCGGCGACGGCTCAGGCTTCGGCTTCGGCGACGGCTCAGGCTTCGGCGACGGCTCAGGCTTCGGCTTCGGCGACGAAGCTGAATAAAACTCGTTCAGTAGTCAGACGATGACGCCGGCAAATGAAAAATTTACGGTCGGATCATGCTTTTCCGGGATCGGCGGGTTCGAACTCGGACTCGAACAAACTGGTCAATTCGAAGTGCGTTGGCAGATAGAGAACGACCCGTTCGCGACGAAAGTACTGGAGAAAAATTGGCCGAAGGTTAAACGCTATGGAAACATTACCGCTGTTCAAGGAGGAGGACTGGAGCCCGTTGACGTTATCGTCGGCGGGTTCCCGTAGCCTTGCCAAGATGTCTCGCTTGCCGGACAACGTTCCGGATTGGATGGGAAACGTTCGACTCTTTGGGGCGAAATGTTTCGACTCGTTTGCGAAGTTAAGCCCCGATGGGTTGTGGCTGAAAACGTACCAGGGTTACTCTCAAGTGATGACGGACGGTTCTTTGGAAACATTCTCCGGGACTTGGCCGGCGCAGGGTACGATGCGGAATGGGGAGTGCTATCGGCGGCCGGAGTGGGAGCGCCGCATCTCCGACGGCGAGTGTTTATCGTGGCCGACGCCGAACGTTCCGAACGGCGGCCGCTTACCAAAGGGCGGGATGAGCCGAACCGGAATGACGCCGGACGGGAAGAAACGTCAGGTCGGATTGGAGAACGCGGTCAAGAGATGGCCGACCCCTCACGCGAATTGCTCGACCGGAGCGGGAGAGAAAGGGACGGGGGGCCCGAACCTTCAAACGGTGGTTGGTGGGCAATTGAACCCGACGTTTGTAGAGTGGCTCATGGGATTCCCGCTAGGGTGGACCGACTTAGGTGTCTCGGTAACGCGGTCGTGCCGCAAGTCGCGCAGAAGGTCGGAGAAATGATTTTAGGGTTTTGAATCAGCAAAATGCTTCGAAGTAAAAAATGAAAGTCTGAATAGAATCGGAGGAACACATGTCAATAATCGGTTTGATTGTTTGGATCTTACTTATCGGCCTCGTCGTCTGGATTATAAACACCTACACGCCGATCCCGTCGCAGTTTAAAACGCTGATTCTGGTCGTTGGCCTGATCGCGGCGATCCTTCTTGTCCTTCACGCCTTCGGATTCATTGGAGCGATGAATACGAGCGTTCCGACGGTCGGGTGATAGGTCGGCCATTGAATACACTGCGCTTATTCAAAAAACACGTTCACGTCAGCGGCACACCACACATGATGTGCCCATACTGTCGCGACCGCATAAACATTCAAGAGAGCCAAATTGAATTGGTTGAACCTAGAGTATTCGGCGCCTATGCGGACAATCCAATTGTTATCACTCATGAGTCCGAATATCGATGCAAATGCGGGAAGACAAAAGTCGTCTTCGAAGGATATATGCAGGAGTACGCATCAAACGGATGTATTTTAAGCCCGCTTGATTCCGATTCACAGCATCGTGGGGAATAGATAATAATGAGCGCTCCGATGATTCCGGACGATGAAATGAAGAAGTTGCGCGAGGACGCGAAGCGCAACCGGGAGAAGATCGCGTCGAGCGGCGCGTTTGTGAGTTTTTTTTCCAAGGGGTGTCTAGACGATCCGCTCGTTATGATGCAATTGGGAATGGCGATCATGATGGACAAGCCGATTTTGGTGGTTGGCACAGACGACACGGAAATTCCGGAGAACTTGAAGCGCGTCGCGACCCGCGTGGAGCGGGTGGCGGAACGCAATTCGGAAGAGCTAACCGATGTGTTTACGCGGTTTTTAGATGACGCCGCTCAAACTTAAACGCCGGCGCGGCCGCCCGATCGGCCAGTCCGACGTGCTGAACGTCGCCGAAGCCAGACGCGTTCTCGAAACACCGGATCGGCGAACGAAACAAGGGCTTCGCGATTATGCCGTTCTCCTACTCCTACTCAACACGCCGATGCGGAAAGGCGAACTCGTGAGCCTGACCATCGGAAGCATGATCAATGAGGGCGAAAGCCAGTTCGTCGGGTATAAGGGATTAAAGAAGCGGTCGGCCCGCCCGTATTGGATCAAGGTGCCGATTAAGCGCGAGGTTTATGACGGCATCATGGGATACGTTCGCGCAGAGTACCGCCGGAAGGCCGGGATCGACGACCCGCTGATTAAAACCCTGGGCAAGCATGGCCCGCACGTTAAGCGCGGCCTGACGCCGTCCGCAGTCGATGGCATCGTCCAGAAGTATGTTCGGCTCGCCGGCATCAACAAGCGCGTAACGCCTCACAGCTTCCGCGCGACCTACCTGACCCTACGTGCCCGCGATCATGACGCCATGGCTTTGCTTAAGCTGAGCGGCCACGCCGACCTTGGCGGCATCACGCCATATTTGAGGGTAACGGAGGAGGAAAAGCGGGCGGCGGCGCTGGCTTATGCTTTCTCATAGACGTTGCATGATTGTTTTGGAAACAATTAAGCAAAAGATACATTTTGATACCGAACGGACAAAAATACATGGCTTTTCTTTCGCATAATGTAACACGCGCGCGCATACCGGATTTACCTAATTAAACCCGCCGACTTCCTCATCGCCATAGGTATGACCGAGCCGCTTCAACGCTGGCTTCGAACGAACCCAGGCGACCCGAAACGCGAGCGCGTCGTCGAACTCCTTACCGAGGCGTTCTCCGAATCTTGCCCGCGCGAGTCCGTGCCAACCCTCGGAACCCTTATCCACGAAATCAAACATATACATTCCATCCCCTGACATTATTTCTTTTTCGCTCCGCATTTGTCAGTTTCACCGACACGCCGGGAATCCCGGAGCGCGGTAACGCTCTGCCCGGCGAATCCAGAATCGAGAGGCGAAATAATGAAAGAGGCTGGAACAATAGCGTGGACAATTAAATGCTGGTGGTGTAAAAAAACATTTCAAGCCGAAAAGATAACGACGGATGGCTTCATTGTTTGTACGGCCTGCAATGGATGGTCTGGGTACGAGATGAAAAAGAACTCGACCCGCCGGCAATCGCTGGAAATTCACGATCCCGGTCAAGATCGTCTTATCACGGAGGTGTATGCGTGGGTTTGTGAGGACGGACGGACAAGCCTTGAGAACGTCCTCGGTTTTACGATGGACGGGATGGCGGTTCAGGCTATTTCCAGCTCGCGCGATACCGCCATGCGAATGCGCGGCGTCGCCGCCCGAGCGGCCGTTGCAACCGGAAAACGATTCAAGCTTGTTAAATTCATTAAAAAGGAAACGGTGATCACACTATGAAAGTAGAAATCAGCCTCACAATCATTGCCGACGGTAAACCGATCGCCCGCCAGCAAATGCAAGTGCCAGAAAAGGTCGCACGACGCTACGTCGAGGGGGAAGTCGAGGAGGCCATTGAAGCCGCCGCCGACTCGCTTCTCGCGATTGCATCGAAAATACCCACCTTAAAAAAGGCAACAGCCAATAAGCGATAACCGTTTTGGCCCCTCGCCTCGCGGTATCGACGTATATTGTGATCGGGGGCATGTTTCACGAAATGTATTGACGGCTTGATTTTTTTGGCGTTATATTGAAAATAAGATCGCGGGCGCGCGACTTAATCCACGGAGACGAAAGGGGCGTTCGACTCAAGGAGAATCCCTTTTTTGTCGAAAAAAAAGCGCCCGGCATCGTCAAAGTCTCCCAACCAGACCCGCCCTAAAAAGCCAAAAACGGCGCCGGGCGCTTTTTCTTCGGATACAAAACCTGTCTCCGGCGCGTATAAAGAACACCTCAAGAAACCTTGGCTTGACGCCTTCGCGCAGTTTCGAACGATTCATGCCGCTTGCGTCCGCGTTCCCGTCGCCCGCCGGACCATCCAGGAATGGCGAAAGAACGATGCCGCATTCGCGGCCGCCTACTACGAAGCCGAGATCGGAACGAACGACCTCCTCGAGCACACCGCTTTATACCGGGCGATTAACGGGGACCAAAAGCCTGTCATCCATCAAGGTCGGGCCGTCCTCGACGCGAAAGGGAATCCGCTTACCGTCAAAACTCATTCCGACGCGATGCAAATCTTTCTGCTCAAATGCCGCATCCCAGGCAAATATCAGGAACGAATAAAACAGGAACTCGACCTCCGGATCGTGAACATTTTGATTGCCGAGGTTATGTTGCTTCTCCGGCGGTCGATCCCGGATATGTGTCCGCATTGCAAGACAAAGACGAACCTCGCCCCTAAGATTGCCCACGACCTAGAAACACTCTCCGCGAAACTCGGCAGCGCCGCAAACAACAACGGGCCGACATCATGACAGCACCGGCGCTCGCCATCGACGAACGTGACCTCGCGCCCGGCATCGACTACGCGGCGATCCGCAAACAATTCTTTTTCGGGCTATCACAGGGGCTTTCTGTGGAGCGGATGAGCTTTGACGAGTTTTTCCCGAAAGCCTGGCCGCTTCTCGATCCGCTAAACGACCTTCTCCACAATTGGCACATGGATGCGATTGCCGAACATTTGGAGGCGGTCGATAAAGGCGAGATCCTCCGGCTCGTGATCAACGTGCCGCCCCGGTCGCTTAAGTCGGCGCTCCTAAACGCATGGGCCGCCTGGACGTGGACCATCCGGCCGTGGCAAAAATTTATGTTCGTGTCCTATTCGCGCGAACTCGCCGTTCGGCATTCGCTTGACCGCCGGCGCGTGATGGAGTCGCCCTGGTATCAAGAGAAATGGGGCGCGATCGTCCAAATGCAATCAGACCAGGATAAAAAGAACCATTTCGAGAATACCGCTCGCGGCGAAATGATGGCGACAAGCGTCAAGGGCGGGGCGACCGGCATGGGCGCCGACGTGATCGTCTTTGACGACCTGATTAACCCCAAAGAGGCCGAAAGCAAGGTCGAGCGCGAGCGTTCAATCGTTGCCTTTGACGCAACGTTTTCCTCGCGGCTCAACGATAAGAAGCTCGGCAAAATGATCATTGTCGAGCAACGCCTCCACAAAAACGACCTGACCGCCCACGTCTTAAAGCGCGGCGACTGGACGCATTTAAACCTTCCAGCCGAGGCCGATAAGCGAACCGTGATTACGTTCCCCATCTCGAAGCGCGTCGTCGTCCGTGAGGTCGGCGATATCCTTCATCCGGAGCGGGAAGGCCGGCCGGAACTCGACCAGGCGAAGCGAGCGCTCGGAAGCCGTGGATACGCCGCTCAATACATTCAAAACCCTTCATCCGAAGACGGAAGCATGGTCAAACGCCGGTGGTGGAAGTTCTATCACGACGAGCCGACGATCATGGTTCGGCACATGCAGGTCGTCGCTCAATCCTGGGACTTTGCTTTCAAGGAGCTGAATACCTCAAGTTATGTCGTCGGTTTGGTCGGCGGCCGCCGCGGCGCGGATAAGTACATTTTCGATGAGTTTAGAGACCACATGGACTTTTCAGGCGCCTGTCGCGCAGTTGAGGCGGCAACCTCGAAATGGCCAATGGCGACACACAAATTTTATGAGGACGCCGCGAACGGTCCGGCGGTTAAATCCGCGCTTACCCGCCGCGTCTCGGGACTCATCGCCGTGCCGCCGATCGGTTCAAAGGTCGCCCGCATGGCCGCCGCCGCGCCAGATATTGAGGCCGGAAACGTCCTTCTCCCCTATCCCTACGACGACGCCGGCGCTGTCCTTCCCGGCCGGCAATGGGTACTCGACTTCATCGAAGAGCTGGCAAACTTCCCTGATGAGCCAAACGACCGCGGCGACGCCCTTTCCCAGTTCGTCACCATGATAAACGCCGTGAACCTTGACCAGGAACAGGAAGGGCCGTCGGGTAACTTTCTTGATGATATGGACATGACCGACGATTTCGGCGGGTTCATCAATGTTTGAACTCATCAAAACCTGGTACGAAGTCAAAGTCGCGACGCTTAAACGCGAGCGCGACGCTGTTGGCCTCGCGACCGACCTCATGGAATCGTCACGCGACGAGCTTCGCCGGGACGACGCCCACGGCGGCTGGGAGCTTATCGGCTCGGCCTACAAGGGCAATTTCGGCGACCTTCAACAAACGATGGTCGGCCAAGCCCGAATCTTTGCCCGTACCGATCCGAACGCCCGCGCGGCGATTATGGGACTCCTTAAGTACGTCATGGGCCGCGGCCTCCGCATCACACCGAAATCGCAAGACCCACGCCTGTGGTACATCTGGCGGGAATTCACGACAGCGCCGCGGAACCGGTGGTATCTCAGGCAATTCGAGATCGTGAAACGCCTTATCCGTGACGGCGAGGTGTTCATCCGGCGCTATCGGACAAAGGATGAGACGGGAGGATCTGTCAAAACATGGAAGACGACGATTCGGTTTGTCGACCCGATGGACGTTCGCCGGTCGGTAAGCATGGCGGGAACGGAAGCCGACAAGATGAACGCCGGCATCGAGACAGACCCAAACGACGTAGAGAAGGTGCTTTTCTATCACATTCAAGATCGAAACGACCCGATGAAAAATGAGCGGGTGCCGGCATCGGAGATCAGGCATTATAAATTTTACGCGGATTTCGATCAGCTTCGCGGCGACTCCTTCCTTTTGCCGATCATGAAACACCTTCGGCACTACGACGACTGGCTTAAATACCGCATCGTTTTAAACAAGATCCGAACCGCCATCGTTCTCGTTCGCAAGGTCACGGGCTCAGCAAGTCAAGTCTCGGCGATCAAGGACACAATCGGAAGCGCCGCGCGAACGCCGTCCGGCGTGACGATGAAGGAAACCATCCGGCCGGGTCAGATTTACACGGCAAACGAGGGGACCGATCTCAAAATGGAATCGGCCAACATCAACGCGACCGACGCCGCGCAAGACGGACGAAACATCATTCTCCAACTCGCCGCCGGCACGGGGATGCCGGAGTACCTCTTCGGCGACGCCTCCAATAATAACTATGCCTCAAGCCTTATGGCCGAAGCGCCCTTTGTGAAAGAGGTTCATTTTCACCAGGCGACACTCAACTTCTATTTCTCAGACCTCTATCGATGGGTGATCGAAGCCGCCGTCGAAGCGGGAAAAATTGAAGCGCCGGAAGAGGAAGACGTGTTCGCTAAGTACGGAACGAAGCGTGAAATTAAAGAGCAGGACAAAAACGACAAAAAGGAGAGCGCAGGGGTTCTCCACGAAAACCCCGTTGAAATATTTTTCGGGTGTGACGTTCAATGGCCGGAAGTGATCCACCGCGACTCGAAGGAAACGACGGAAGCGCTTGCACTTCAGCGGCTTCAAGGATGGGTAGACGATAAAACCGCCGCCGAGCTTTGCGGCTATGAATACGAGGAGGTCGTCCGCAAGCAAGCGATGATTGAGAAAGACGCCGCCGAGAACGAAAACCCACTCCTTAAAGGCACATTCTCAGGAAAAGACGAGTATCCGGACGAGATCGACAAAGAAGCCGACGATATCGCGAGCGACTTAACCGATGAGGAAAAGGCCGAGATCCTTCGATCGAACGATCCGAACGCTGTCGCTATGATTTTAAAGAAAAAAGCGTGGATGAAGGCGTGATGAGAACGCTTCAAGAAACCAAACGCCGCGCTTCCTGGTCGGAGGCGCTTCTCGCCCTCTATCAAAAGTATCCGGCGGCCATCCGTTCCCGGCATTGGCCGGAGATCCGCCGCCTTGCGAATGCGGGAGACATAAAGCAGGCCGAGGCGCTGGCCCAAAAGAACGAGGACACGGGCCCGCGTATCCAGGCCGAAAACGTTATTGCCAGGCGCCTTCGGAATCTCCGGTTACGGCTTT